TCAGGCGTCGTTCGTGGCGCCGGGCCCGATGCGTCGTGGTGTGTGGCGAGGCATCGTGCGGCTGTCGTTGGCAGGGTCTTTGAGCAGGCCTTCCATGACGCGGCGCGCGGCGATGCGATTGATCCTTTGCTGGATGTTTTCGAGGGTTTCGGGGTCGAGGTCGCTGTTGATCGCCAGTTGGCGGGCGGCGTCGAGAATCGCTGGGTTGGCATTGATGCCGCTGCAATAGATCATGGCCATTATGCGGCGCTCCCTTCGATCACGGCGCCATCGGTGGGGCGGGTGAAGACGCGGGCGGCGCGGCGGTGGACCTTCTTGGTGCGGCACTTCCAGCCCCAGAGGTGCAGCAGCTTGCCGATGCGGTGGCGGGTGGACCAATCGATATCGACAAGCCCCATGCCATCGGCGGCCTGCTGGATGGTGGTTTCCTGCCGATCGGCCAGGAAGGCGCGCAGGGGCGCGGCGATGGGATCGCCATCGAGGGCGGCCTCGCCATCGGGCAGGACGGCGGGCAGGCCGAGCTGGGGCCAGAGGCGGCGCGCGGCGACGGGGCCATAGAGGCGCATGGCGAGGCGCACGACGTTGGCGCCGGCCGAGAGACGGATGGGATCGAAATCGAGCGCCTGGACGGGCGGCTCTTCCAGCCCCGGCAGTTCATAGCGGCCGGTCTTGCGGATCGAGGGCAGGACTTCGGCCGTCACCCACTTGCGGAACCGCTTGGCCTCCGGCTTTCGCGAACGAAAGATCAGCGCATACATCCCGCTCTCGGATACGATCTTCATCTCGCGGCGCTGGCCGCTGGTGTCGGTAATGACGACACCAGCTTCGTCATCATCGAGCGCGGAAACCGCATCCCGTGGGTTGCGGATATCCAGCACGGCGCAGAGGTCGTTTGCAATGAACCAAGGTTCACCATCGACCATCGTGACGCGGACAGGTTCATCGTTGAATTGGTAGGATAGCAGTGCACTGCTCATGTCGGTCGCCTTTGAAAAGGTCCGACACCAACACGCCAATGTTGGTGGCCGGACGCGCCACGATTGGCGTACCGTTCAAAGGCAAACGGCGCACCCGAAGGTGCTCGCAACGCGCCCGACCATAAGAAAACCCGCTGACACGGGTATCGTGGCGCGGGCCGCGCCTTTGACATAGGTGACGCCAATCACCTGCGCAGGACTTACTGCGCGGCCCAAGCTATAGTCCTGCCCGACTCGATGGGCAATAGGGGGTATTATGTTTTGGATCGCGCTAGCTGCTGCAATTGCGCCAGTTGCGCCTCCAGAAGTCCGTGAGCGTGCATTTGAACTGGTAAAAACGGCGCAGAACGCTTTGCAGCTATGCCTCGTGATAGAAAGCGCCAACGAACGAAATGAGGGACTATCAATACGGTCTAGTGTGGATGCAGCAGCAGAAAAATGCTTTGGCGATTACCGAAGGCTGCGCGATGTTTATCGCAACTACACGTTCACCTATCTGTCCCCCGATACACCTGCTGACATCCCGGACAAGATGGCGCAGGAAAGCTTTATTGCCATGATTACGATCACCCGCCACGCGCTTGAAGATCAGCAGGCTCGCAAGCTGCCTTAGGGGAGTTCACGATCCAACTCCTCGATCGCGTCGGTCAAGTCCTGGGCAAGCTCGCGGGCCTCGTCCAAGGTAAGATGGATCAGGCCAACGGGCAGCGGCGGAATGCCATTCTGCATGCGCGGCAGTTGTTTCAGCACCGCGCCTCCGAGGCGCACGGTGACGTGCACCGGGCCTTCGGCGCTTTCGATGCGGCATTCCACCTTGGGGCTGGTGTCGGGGGTGATGCGGCTCATGCGCTTTGCTCCTTGCGTTCGGCATCCTGCGCCTGGCGGACGGTGGCGAGCGCGATGGCGCGCGCGGCGCGGCCGGTGGTGCGGGGCATGTAGGTTTTCAGGATGCGTTGCGTTTCATCGATATCGTGGCCGGTGATCGCGGCGATCAGGTGGGCGTCCAGCCCCAGCTCGCCGAGATAGACCACGCAAGTGCGGCGCAGGTCACCGTATTGAAGCGTCGCGAGTTCTTCGGCCAGGTCGTTGTCGTTGTCGTATTCGGCAACGATGATTGCCTGTTCGCGCACTCTGACGAAATCGCGCTGAAAGCGCGTCTGGCCGGCCTTCTGCGCCGATTCCGTTGCCCATGCGTAAGTGGCGGCCGGCTCGCCCGGGATGTGGCGCGTGTCGTCCAGAATGATCATGGTGCTGCCTAACTGGCGCGCTGTTTCGATGTTACTTTCCAGCGCCCAGCGGACAAGGCCGGTGACGGGAACCTCTACCCAGGCGCCGGTCTTCTGCTGCTTCACGCGCAGGCCGCGCACCACGCCATCGGGCGCGAGGGCGGCCAGGGTGGCATAGTCTTCCGGCTGCATCTTGTGCTCTGGGATCGCGGCGTAGTGGCGATGAGTCATCGCAAGGTAATCCGCCTCGCGCTGGCCGGTGGCAAAGCCCAGCATGATCGCCAGCGCCATCGAGGGCATGCCCAGCTCATAGGCGGCCAGCACCATGGCCTCGCGCGCCGCCGGCGACCAGATCACGTCGCGCGGGGGCGGTGCGGCCAAGCCGAAGCTGGCGAAAGGATTGCTGCCCTTGGCGATCAGATCCTCGCTCTCGGCAAAGGCGAAGACCTGGCGGCCCTGTTTCAGGGTGCTGTGGGCAGCGTGGTGGCCAATGCCGCCCTTGCTTTCCGGCGCCGTCATGGCCTTGCGCAGGGCCTTGACGCGGGCCGGCGTGATGTAGGCCAGGGGGAAGTCACCGGCCCAGGCGTTGAGGCGCTTGAGCGCGGTGCGATAGGTGCGCGCGGTCGATCGCGCGATGATGAATTCACCGCGGTCGTTCTTGGCGTCGAGAAATTCCTTCTCGTAGCGCGCGAGCAAGTGGCCGAAGGTGCCGGCCTTCTCGCGCTTCTTGACCTCGCGCGGGCGGGCGCCGCCGGCTTTCCATGCCTCCACCTCTTCGTTGCGCTTTTCGGCGGCGCCCATGGCGGCGGCGCGGTCCTTGCCCAGGGCGACGGCCTTCCACCCCGCCTTGGCGAGCGTGGCGCTGGGTTGCCAGTACCAGCTGGTGATGCCGGCCTTGTTGGTCTTGTCGACCAAGCAGGGGATGCGGATCTGCGCCATGGTCAGTCTGCCTCCCGGGTGTTGACCGGGTTGAGGCCCAGCTTGGCCTTGGCGGCTTCGATCGTGGCGGTCTGTTCCGGGGTGCGCTTGCGGCCGCCGCCGTGGAGTGGCGGCTTGGCCTGGGCGGGGCTGCGGTTGCCACCGAATGCGGGGTGGAGCTGGCGCTCCAGCTCGCGGCACAGATCGGCATGGGCGATCAGGGCCTTGCAGATATCCTCGAGCACGTCGTCATGCAGGCGGCGTTCGCCCTTGATCCAGCGCAGCACATTGCGATCGGTGCGGCCCATGGCGGTAGCGGCATCGCGCTTGCCGCCGAGGGCTTCGACGGCGCGGGCAAACAGTTCTCTTTGGGTTTCGTTGTCCATGGGGACGGCCATCCTTCGACCATAGGGCTGGCAAAGGCCAGCGCCGGTTATTCTGTGACTCGAAAAGGGGGCGGCGGTCAATGTCTGGCCTTTGGGGGCCTGTCCCGCCGCCCAGGTGGGGAATGATCAGGCGGCCAGCTTCTCGCGCAGGGCGTAGCCTTCCAACGGCCACAGCTGCCGGATAGCATCTTCATAGGCGAACAGGCGCCCCTTTTCGGGATCGAAGTTGGCTGCGCTGGCCGGTGCGCTCTTGCCGATCACGGTAAAGCCGTTCTGCATGGTGATGATGCACAGCGTGAGAAGGTCGAGTTCGGTGGGCAGGCCGCTGGTGGGGTGAATCTCGATAACGAGCGATTCGCCTTCGCAGTCACCCGTGCAGGAAATGGCATCTGCGGCCGTCAAATAGGCCAAGTATGCGATCTTATCCTTCATGCTTTCCAGCGTGACGCGCGGGGCCGTGGCGCCGGCGGCGCTGACGGCATCCGTCGCCGTGAGAGAGGAGCTTTCCATGGTCTTTCCTTGAATGCCGGGAGCCGCCGGCGCGGGTTCAGAAAGGGATTTCGTCATCGCAGGGGGTGCAGATGCCGGTTTCCAGCAGCGGTGCAGCGTTGCCGCACCATGCGCATTTGCCGGTCATGTCGTGGGCAGTGGCCGTGTTCTGCGCGATTTGCTGCCGCTGCTCTTTCAGCTGCGCGTCGCGCTCTTTGCGCGCGGCAACTTCGGCTAGATCGCGTGCGTTCATCGTGCGCGCGTGGGCGGCGAAGTCAAAGTTGGCGGCGAAGGCACGGCCGAGCACGGTGCGATGCGCCTTGCGGTGGTGGCCGTTGGCGCTGGTGACCTGCAGCTTGAAGCGGCCAATGAATTCTTTAGGCAGGTCGCGTATGTCGATCGTCAACAGCGGGTCGGTTCGCTCGCCCCGGCTTTCCCATGCCTTGCCAAAGCAATAGATGTAATCGAGCGGCCAAGTGTATTTGTGGACGCACCAGACCAGCCCGGCGGGATGCATCCAGCTACCGCTGTGACAGATTAGCGGTGTCGGTCCCTTTTCCGGTGTTCCATCCCATGCGCCGAACAAGTCGTTCCCGAAATGGGAAGGGTTTTCCGCACGGCGCTGGTGGTATTCTTCGAGCTGCGCCATGGCGTCGTCATAGGCTTCCTTGATCGGGAAGGTTCTCATAGCGCAAGTTGCTCCTGGGGTTGGCCGCCGGCGCGGGCGGTGTGGACGTGGTGAACGTGGGCGGCCCATTGGTGGCGGCATTCGGCGTCGGCTTCGTCGGCCGGTTCCTGGCTCATGCCTTTGCCGAAGGGTGGGCGGCGGCCGAAGGTATCGTGCCAGTCCCAGCCATCATCATAGATATCGGCCAGCACGGTGAGGCGATCGGTCTGCAGGTGGGCGGCGGCGGGGTCGAGCCTGCCGGCGGCGATCCACTTGGGATAGAGCCGGGCGCGGCGGTCCAGCTCGCGGGCGAGGCCTTGCCGGCGATCGGCCCAGGTAAAGCCCAGCACGCGCGCCTGGGGCTGGTGCGGCGGCACGGGTGGCGTGGCGGCCCAGGTGCGATAGCGGCGCACGTCGGCCGCCCAGGCCTCGCACAAGCGCTGCTCGAGCGCGGCCGCTTCGGCGGTGAGGCGCATTTTCTGGATCATCGCCGGATAGGCCCGGGCGCGCCATTGCGCCTCGCGCTCGATCTCTGCCAGCACCTGGTCGATGGTGATCGCGGGATAGCGCGTGCTGGGTGGCTGGGGGGTCATGCTGCATCTTCCCAAAGAAGGGCGCCCCATTGATCGGCGCATGCGGCGGCCAGCCCGGGAAATGTCTCGGAGCGGATACGCGCGCGATCGGCGCTTGGGGCAGTGCGATGGATTTTCGACCATTGCCGGTGTTCGGCAGTGCCGGCCTTGGGCGGCGTCAGGCGGTTGGTCGGCTGCAAGAGTGGCAGATTGATCAGCTCGAACCCGGTGGCTTTGAAATAGGGCTCGCCAAACCAGTGCGGTTGAACGAAGCGAACGCGCGGCCGGCCTGTCAGCTCGATCGCATGGCGGTGCATGACGGGATTTTCCAGTGCTCGGCGCGGTATGTTGCCACGTTCCCGGCAAGCACGATAAAACGCGGCGGCAGCATGCAAATTGGCCCAGCCCTGTTCGTCGGGGCCGTTGACCTTTTTGCCGCCGATGTAGAGCCAGCGCACGCCGCTGTTGCACAGGCGCGTGCATGGTGGGTGCATAACGGCAAGCAAGTCCCACGCTTCATCGAGCAGGTCGAGCAAGTTGCCGCGAATGTGCCGGTTGCTACCGTCGTCGGCCGCCTCAATGTCGTTCGACCATGCATCGAAGCCGCGCGTCAGAAAGGCGCGGCGCATGACGCCGCTACGCTCGCAACCGATCAGTACGCGCGGCGCTTTCACGCTGCGATCCTCTGTTCGCGGTGGCGGGCCAGCAGGTAGGCTGGGGGCACGTCGGCCCAGCCACGGTCGCGCATCTGGGCTTCGTAGCGGGCGGGCCAGTTTTCGATGCGGCGCGCGCGGCGGGTGAGGCGCTGGGCCTTGTTGGCGAGCTGGTCGATGCGGATCTGCAGATCGGGCGGGATATAGTTCGCGCGGTTTTGGATCAGCTGCGACATGCGGCGGCGCGCGGCGGCGCATTCGGCCTTGGCGCGCTTGGCCTGTTCGATCAGCCAGGCGTTATCGACCTCGATCGGCGGGAAATGGCTGCCGGCGCAGATATCGCCCTGCACGTGGTGAAGGCGCACGGTGTTATCGGCGCGCAGGAACTGCTTTCGTCCGCAAATCTGGCAGTGCATGGGGGTTCTCCCATTGGGTTACCTGGCGAAGGGTGGCGAGCAGCTGGGCGGCGGCGCGGGCGATCTGCTTGCGATCGTGGTCATCGTCTTCGAGCCCGTAGATGACCTTGCGCACGCGGTTTATGCCGATGCCCAGCGCGGCGGCGATTTCGGCCGCTGTCATGCCCGCGTCGAACCGGTCCATGATCTCTTCCTCGCGCACGCGCAGGCGGTGGCGCGGGGGTTGATTGGACCGGGCGGGGCGGCGGGGCATCAGTCGATCCCCAGCGCGTTTTTATAGACGTCGAGCACCGCTTCCATTTCGCGGCGATCGTCGGGCTTCATGGCGCGCAGGCGCACGATCTGGCGCATGATCTTGGCGTCATAGCCGTTGGCCTTGGCCTCGCTGTAAACGTCGCGGATATCGTCTGCGATGCCCTTCTTTTCCTCCTCGAGGCGCTCGACGCGCTCGACAAAGAGGCGAAGGCGATCGTCGGCGGCGTCGGTGCCGCTGTTGTGGCCGGGGCCGCTCATGCGAGTGGAACTCCGAACCCTGCCGCATTCCGGTGGCCGCCGCCGCCGAATTTCCGCGCGATGATTGACACATCTTCCCGATCATCAGCTGACCGCAGAGACCACCCGCGGGAATTGCCTTGATCGGAATAGCAGGCCGCGAACGGCGCGCTGGGATGCGCCAGCAAGAGCGCATGCCCCACTTCGGACGCGAACATCGGGGGGCAATTGCATACCGGGACGGAGAAGCCAGCTACACGGGAAAGCCGCGCGAGGGCCGCTATCTCGCGAACCTTTTGATCCATGAAGCGCTGCATCGCGGCCGCTTCCGCCATGATCGCGGCCGATCCATCTTCATCCTCAAGTTCGCCGGCGATCGACTGCCAGCGCTCGAAATCGAATGGTTCGCACCGCAGCCAAGCCCCAAAAGCTTTGGTTTCGGGAATTTTGAACAACCACAGATCGCGATCTTCGATCAGCTTGATGAGTTTGGGCAAAGGGTCTTCGGGAAAACAGAAATCCCACATCATACGCGCGCCGGCGCGGTTCATGTCGAAAAGCGCGTTGATGGGTGGATAGCCATTGCGGCGCAAATCATCGGCCATGCTGGTAACCACGTCGGGCGTAAAACGCCACGGCTTGTCAATGAAGCGGCGGTAGTGGCGCAGATCCTCTTCGGCCGTCTTGTGATGGTCGATGATCACGACGCTTGCGGCGCCCTTGAGCGACGCCAGGCCATCGGATTTGTAACTGAAATCACCGATCAGCACGTGCTTTCCGAGAACATCGGGGGGCGCATCGCCATAGCTTGCCGGAATGTAGGTGACGTCATCACCCCAGCGCATCCACGCGGACCATGCGGCGCCAAAGCCGTCGGCGCAGTTGGCATGGTAAATCATGATATCGGGCTTCCAGCTGGTCACAGCAGCGGTCCTTTCTGTGCGGGGAAAAGGTGGGAATAGTCGGGGTAATCCGCGTCGCGCTCGAGGCGCGTGCGGGTGCCGGGGCCGATCCAGCGCTTGCGGGTGTCGTGCTGGCCGGGTTGCCAGATGAAGGCGCTGTAGGCCGTGGCGCTGCTGGCGCGGCGGGGTTGGCCGTGCTCGTCCGGGTTGAACGGATCGGGGGCGCCGCTCTTGATCAGGCGGCCCTTGAGCATGACGATCCGCTCGCTGAACGCGATCTGCCAGGTGGGCGCGCGATCGGGGGCGAACAGGCGATCGTAGCGGTCGCCGCCTTCATCGAACGCGGTGCGGGCGATCACGGCGACGCCGCGGCGCGCCAGGCGCTGGGCGCGCTCGATGAAGCGGGTGCCGACGTTGAACGGCGGGTTCAGGAAAATCCAGTCGACCGCGTGCACCGGCAAGGGCGCGTGATCGTCGAGAAAATCATAGATGCCGTGATCCTGGTTGTAGCGGAACACGTCGGTCGCGTGGACCTGGGCGAAGAACTCGCGCATGGGCAGCACCATGTGCAGCTCGCCGCAGCACGGGTCCCACCCGCGCTGGATTTCCAGCGGTTCGCCGTGGGAGATCAGGAACTCGCACACCGCGCGGGTGGTCCAGGGCGGCGTGGGGAAATAGTCAAGGCTGTCTGGCGGCTCGATGCGGCGGGCCATCACGGCGGTGGAGCGGTTGGGGGTCATGCCAACGGCTCTTTCGAGCGGAGCGCAGCAATGATGCGATCCACGGTCGCCAGATCAAGTTCGATCCGATCGCGGCCTTGGATGCGTGCTTTTCCTGCCCAACCAATCAACCGCGATGGCAAGTCGCCAAGGTTGGCATTGGCTTCATCGACAGGCCCAGATGAGAGGGCGTCTCGGGTAGCCGTGCACGTGCCCGGCACATGGTTGCAGAACGTGCTGCCCATGCATCTGTAAAGGGGGCGGCCTGTCATGCCAGCGGCTCCCCCGTCACTTCGCAGTACACCATGCGTGCCCGCGCGTAGGCGCCCAGGAACTGCATCGCGGTGACGGTCTGCGGATCTGCGTAGAAGCCTGCGGTGGCTTCATCGAATGCCTGGGCGAGCGGCAGCAACTGATCCGCCAGCTCGGGCCGCGCCAGCGCCTGGAAGCGCATCTGTGCGGAAAGATTGGTTTCGGTAACAGCCATGGCTTACCTCAGCAGGATAGAAGCGGCGAAGGCGCAGAGGCTGGCGCCCAGGAACAGCCATGCGGCGGCCAGGCGCGTCATCCACAGGTCGCGCTTGGGTGCCTGCCCTTCGACAGGCTCAGGGCGAACGGGATCGCGGTAGATCGACGGGCACGGCGGGGGCGCATCGGGCCAGTCGGCCGGGAAGTCTTCGGTGTAGGCCGGATCTTCCATTTCGCGCGAGGCGGCGACGCGCAGATACAGGTCGCGCTGGGCGTCGTTGAGCGAGCGGGGCTTCACTGGTCGGCTCGCTTGGCGAGGGTAGCGGCCAGGTGCTGGTTCACTTCGCTGTTGAACTGCGCCTCGATCGTGTTCGCCACGTCGACCAGCTGCGCGGCGAAATGGCGCACGCCATCGGGCGTCATGCCAACGTAGATGCAGCCACGCGCTGCCTGCAGCGGGATCATGGCGATGGGGCCGTCCGAAACGACCACCATGTTTGTCGCTGGGCAGCTGTGGGTGCCGTTGATTTCCCGGCAGGTGCCGTTCATCAGGAAGTGTTCGGCGGTGGCCTGCGTCTCTTGGAAACCGGGCACCGGCTTGAAACCTCGTTTTTCGCTCATGGCTTCACTCTCCGGGAAATTCCGCGTCGATGCGGTCGATCAGGGCCATGGCCACGGCGGCCAGGGCGATGGCGTGGCGGCGCGCATTGCGCGGCTTGTGGAACTGGACGTATTCGGTGATCGCGAGGCCGCGCTTGGACAGCTCGCGCGCGAAGTGGGCCAGTGGGAGGGTCAGATCCTGCTGCGGCGTGTGGCCGAACTGGTGGATCTGGCGGTGCCGTTCAGCCAGGATCTCTTCCATGGCTTTGACCGGCACGAAATCGGTTTGCGTCGCCGGGGCGGCGGTGACCCGCGTGGATGGCGTTGCCGCCCGGGCGCCTTCCCCTCTATCCGCACCCGAAGGGCCGGATTGTGCAGCCTGATTTGCGGACGGGGGAAGCTCGTTCATCGCGATTGCTCCGAAAAATCAGAGGGGATCGGTGAGGACGTGGAACAGGACTTTCTTGCCGACGTGACCGCGCAAGGACGCCTTGGTGGCGTGGCCACCCGGGCGGCCGGGCGCCGCGTAGCTGAACCGGTCGCAGCGATTGAGCGGCAGGCGGCGGTGCCAGCTGGTTTTGGCCAGGGCGACGGCCTGGTGCCGCGCGATGGCGCGGAACGGCGGCTGAATCGCGTCGCCTGGCCGTGTCATTGCGCCATGATCCGCATGGCCAGCTGGCCGACCATTTCGAGCGCCAGATAGAACGCCAGGATCAGCACCACGCCGGGCAGGCGATCGGCAGCGATCATGGCGCGATCGGCGGTGGCGATCAGGCGGCGGATCATCCCTGCACCGTGCGGTGCAGGACCGTGGCGCCGGCCTCGCGCGCTACGCTGACAGTCGCCTTTTCGGTGACGTCGAGAAGATGACGCAGCACGCCGATCGATGCGGACAGTGCGGTCAAGCCCATGTACTGATTGGGGTGGCTGAACGCGATGCGCATCAGCGTTTCCCTGGCCTCTTCAGCGGCGTGAAAAGCAAGGTCGGTAGCGACAGATGCCACATCGGGCGCCATGCCGTGGCCGATCATCTGCTGGCGCATGTTCGCGCGGAGCGTGTCGAGGCTCATTGCGCGGTGCTCCCGCGTTCAGCTTCGCGATCAGCGCGCGAAAGCGCGACTTGCCCGGCGATTTCCGCGCAAAACAGGTCGATGTAACGCTGCGCCAAAGCCGGCGGGAACGATCCGAGGATGTGCGTGAATTCGCCCATCAACGTGCACATGAGGCCGACGTGGATGTCGCGGCCGGTTGCGGTCTTGTCCGCCATGACTGCGGCAATGAACGTCTGGCGCGCTGCGGTTAGAGCTTCGCGATACGCCGTTTCAAGCGGGGTGAGTTCGGGAAAATCATCGCTCATGCCCGGCCCCCGCGAATGAGTCGCAGGTTGCCGGCGTTGGCATCGATTTCGGCGGCGGCAGCGGCCTGGGCCTTCTTGTCGATCGCTGCAGCGGCGCCCGGGGGCAGCCAGCTTTCGATCCAGCTTTCCACGGCTGCGCGCGGCCAGGTGCTGTTGATCGTCACATCGCTGGTCAGAACGTTGCCCTTGCGCATGGCGGGCAGCGGCGGCGGGAAATCGTGTTCCGCGATCAGCTTGGTGACATAGGTGACGGTGCGGCGGTCGCTGTAGCCTTCCTGGCCCAGCTCGCGGCGGATAAACCAAAGATTGACGGTGGTGGCGCCGGGATCATCCGGCGGCAACCGGTGTGCGCGTGAAGCCATGAATGCCTCCGTTGGGGATCAACGGGGGCAGTTCTGTAACTCTACACGTTACCTGTCAAGCGGGAATGTAACCTTTGGTGTTACGCCGGACGCCTGTCACCACGGCGGAACGCCCGTGATGCCGAACTTTGTAAGGTTGGCAATGAACATAATTGCGCAATGCAAGACGGTGGTGCCGGCCACGCTGGTGGCGACAATGCGCACCACGTCGACCGGCGATCTTTCCCACCACAGCATCAGCTGCGGCCAGCGGCTCAACATAAGAGCGGCAAATTGGATGATCGGGGCGGCGATCAGGCCCCAAGGCCATACAGGCGCCAGAAAGCCAGCGATGAAAAAGGCCAGCATTGGCAGCATCGAGTAGCCCCCTCCCCGACTCGAATGCATAGGGAATTTTTGTTCTAAGCGGTATGCCTATCGCTGTCATCATTCGCGTGGCGGAACGGTGCGATGGTTTCCGCTACCTTAAGGATTTTGTCCTGATCCTCTTTGGGCGCGGCGCGATATGTGTCGAGCAGCTGCTTTTCTTCGAGCGCAAGCAATCCTGGATTGTCATCGCGCGATAGCAGTTCCGCGATCGGAATGCCGAACACCTCAGCCAGGCGGCGCATCAGGGAGAACGAAAAATCACGGGTGCCGCGCTCTACGCCCGAGATGTGCATCTTTGAGCAACCGGCCAGATTGGCAAGCTGTTGTTGGGAAAGGCCGCGCGCACGGCGCAGCTCGAATACGCGGTTGGGCATGTCGGCCATCGCGATGAAAGGTACAATCGTTCCCATTGTGGAAAAAGTGATCTTCTAAGTTACATGGAATTGTCAAGGGTAACCTGTGAGGTTACGACTGCGGCATGACCAGCCAGACGATCACCTACAAGCTGCGCAATTGGCGCCGGCAGCATGGTCTGTCTCAGGCCGCTGCCGCCAAGCGCATGAACGTAGCCCGCCGCACGTGGCACCAGTGGGAGCGCGGAACCGTCATCCCCCGAGCCGAACATATCCGCGCGCTGATGAGCCTGACGGCCGGCGCGGTGGCGGCGGATGATTTCTTCGTCGATCGCCAAGAGGCGGCGTAGGCCATGGATGCGGGGGGCACCTGGGATCAGCGGCCGGGCGCGCTGGAAGCGACGCGGGGCGTTCGCAGCGCCGCCGCCGCGATGGCGCGTCGCAATGATGCGCTTGGCTGGCACGTGTGGCTTAGCGGCCCCTATGCGCCCGATGCCGCGCTGACGATCGAGCAGGCGCGCTGGGTGGCCGAGCAGATGCAGGGCGTGGCAGCGGATCTATGCCAAGCGGCCGACGTGGCCGAAGGCAAGCACGCGGCGCAGGTGGCGGAATGAGCGCCACGCCCAAATCAGTCAGCGAGATCGAACAGGAGTTGCGCGACAACGCCTTGGAGGTGGCGCGGCGGTGTCTGCCGGGTGGCCGTGAAGAGGGTAATTATTTCGCGGCCGGCGATCTGTCTGGAGCACCTGGCGGCTCGCTGGTTGTGCGCCTCAAGGGCGTCAAGCGTGGGACATGGAACGATTGGGCGACCGGCGATTACGGCGACATGCTCGACCTGATGACGCGCACGCAAGGGCTCGCTGGCAAGGGTGCAGCTGTGGCGCTGGCCAAGGAATGGCTGGGCATCGATGACGGGTGGGGCGGGCGTGTCACCACGATCAGCCCGGAAGAGCGCGCCGCGCGGGCCCGGCATCTGGCGCAGCAGCGTGAGCGGCGCCAGGCCGAGCAGAACGCAGAGAATGCCAAGGCGATCAAGGACGCGCGCGGGCTCTATCTGAACCAAAACGCGCGGGCGATCGCGGGCACGCCGGCGGAAGCCTACCTGCTGGGGCGCGGTCGCCTCGCCGTGGATGGGCGGTGGCCCAACGGGCTGAAATTCGATCGCGTGTGGCAGAAGGACACGCGGCAAAAAGAGCCAGCGATGCTGGCGCCGATCTATCTGCCCAGCGGCGAGCTGGTGGGGTGCCATCGCACCTTCCTGCAGCCGTGCCCCGAACGGGGGTGGACGAAATTGGCCGTGCCGAAAGCCAAGCTGTGCCTGGGGCGGCCGTGGGGCGGGTTCATCCCGATTTCCAAGGGCGCCAGCGGCAAGAGCATGGGCAAGATGACCGCCGATGAAGCGGTTTACATGGCCGAAGGCATCGAAAAGTGCCTGGCCATTCGCGAAATCAGGCCAGAATACCGCATCGTGGCGGGGGTGAGCCTGGGCAACATGGGCGCGATCGTGTTCCCGCCGCGCGTGGCGCGCCTGGTGATCGTGGCCGATCGCGACGACAACGACGACGCGGTGCGCACCCTGGAAAAGGTGGTGGCATCGCAGCAATCGCGCGTGGGCGACGTGCGCCTGGTGTTTCCGCCTGCGCAATACAAGGACATCGACGAATGGGTGGATGCGGCGCGGGCGCAGGCCCGGCAGCAGGGGCGCGCAGCGTGAGCGCGGGCATGTTCTTTCGTGCCAGCGTGCGGCGTGCGGCGGTGTTGCCGCCGATGTGGGTGGGGCGTGGTGCCGGGGGGCTTCGACAGGCTCAGCCCGAACGGATCGAGGTTTCTGGTTCCATCCCCCTGATCGATTTACAGTTGCCCGTGGTGGAGCACGTAGCGGCCGACGCCAGGTGCGGCCGGGATGGATCGGCAGCGGCAGTAACAAGCGGGGCCACCACGGGTCCTCTCGAGGGCGAAGACCCTGCGAATGCCGATCAAACCTGGACAGAATCCCAAGCGAAAGCGCGTGATGAAGCGCGGGGCGCGGACCGCCCTGTTGCGGAGCGTGTGAGTAGGCCCGGCCGGGGGCGGTCCCGGCCTGCAACGTCTGAGTTTATGGACGTGACAGCCGGAGAGACGGCACCTGATTTCGCATTGCCGGCGGCGGTCCTCCCGTCCCCCGTTACCGGCAAGCCTGGGCCGGTCGCACTACCCCCTGCCGTGCCGGCCCAGGCAACCCCCGAACCGAGCGGGCTTGGCGTGGTGCGCAAGGCCGCGCCCAAGCCCGATTGGGGCAAGATCGCCCAGGCGGCGCGCGGGCGTGTGCTGGCGCCGCCGGTGCGCAAGGCGCCGACGCGGGTCGCGTTCGACAAGGGGCCTTGTCCGCGCTGCGGCATCCCCGGCACGCGCGGATTCGATCACCAGTTGCCCTATGATGAGTCTGCCCTGTGAGCGCGCGGCCGCATGATGACGATCCGCTCGCCGCGATCGGTGAGGCGCTGGACAATCCGGCGCCGGCGCCGACGCTGGTGGAGCATGGCGACCGGCCCGAGGTGGATGGCGAGGGCGATGATGACAACGCCTGGCCGCTCGATGCGCCGGTGGTGCCGCTGGGCGCCTCGAGCGGGCTCGATGGCAGCCAGCGGTGCTATTACCTCAACACGAACGGCGAAATCGTGTCGCTCGAGGCCGGCAACAAGCACGGCAAGAACAACCTGGTGCACCTGTTTGGCGCCAAGGCGCGGTTCCTGGAAAGCCAGTGGCCGCAGTGGTCAAAGCCGGTCAAGCAACAAATCAACGGCAAGTGGGTCGAGGTCGAGCCCTCGCGCATTGTCGGGTTCGATCAGGCCAAGGCAAGCCGGGCGATGATCATGGAATGCAGCCGGCGCGGGATCTTCGATCCTGCTGGGCGGCTGCGCGGGCGCGGTGCGCACCGGCTGCCCGGGGGCGGCCTGGTGATCCACTATGGCGATGAGCTGGGCGTGCTGGCGCCGAAGGTCAACGGCGCTGGCCTCAAGGCGCTGGCGTGGCATGACACGGGCCTGCACGATCGATTTGTCTATCCGGCCGGCGTGCCGCTGCCCCGGCCGTGGTCGAGCAGCACCGGGCCGGCGGCGGCGATCAAGATCAGCGAACTGCTCCGCACCTGGCATTGGAAGCGGCCGGCGCTCGATCCGGTGTTGCTGCTGGGCGCGATCGGGCAAGGCTATATCGGCGGGGCGCTGCCGTGGCGATCGAACGTGTGGATCACGGGCGGGCGCGGCACCGGCAAATCGACACTGAACGGCCGCCCGGATGAAGGCCAGGGCATCATTGCCCAGCTCTATGGCGATGCGCTGTTCCGCACCGGCAACACCAGCGCCGCGGCTATCCGGCAGAGCCTGAAAAACAGCACCGTGCCGGTGATGATCGATGAAGCCGAAGCGAGCGGCGACAACCGCAAGATTACCGAGGTTGTCGAGCTGGCGCGCGTGGCATCGAGCGGCGACAAGATGCACCGGGGCGGCCAAGACCACAGCGCGCACGAATTCACGCTGCAGTCGCCGTTCTGGTTCAGCTCGATCAACATGCCGCCGCTGGAAGGGTCGGACCGATCGCGCCTGGCCATCCTGGAGCTGCGGCCGTTCCGCGCCGGGGTGACGCCGCCGGATTTCGGGCGATACAATTTCGAGGATCTTGGCCGCCAGCTGCATCGGCGCATGATCGATGCGTGGCCGATCCTGGCCGAATGCAAGAGCCTCTATCACAAGGCGCTGGCGGCGGCGGGCCATGACGGGCGCGCGTGTGACCAGTTCGGCACGCTGCTGGCCTGCGCCTGGGTGCTCTTGAATGATGAGCTGCCCGATGAGGACGAGGTGCACGAATGGGCCACGCTGTGTGCACCACAGCGCCTGTCCGAAGTGTCGGACGCGATCAGCGATGAAGAGGCCTGCGTCAACCGGCTGATGACCGAGCTGGTGCAGCCGCGCGGCCGCGATAGCCGCGAGGCGGTTTCGGAACTGTTGGGGCGCTGGCTGCAGAGCCGGACCAGCCAGCTCGCTGCGGTGGCCGGTGAAGACAAGGGGCTGTATCTCGAGCAGCTGGGCCTGAAAGTCGTCAACCCCAAGCACAAGGGCGACGGCAAGTGGGGCGCGGAATCGTTCATGCCCTATGCCGCACCCGGCTTCGTGGCGGTGGCCAACGCGCATCGCCAGCTCGATCAGATTTTCTCGGGCTCGCGCTGGCAGGGTGGCACCTGGCGCCAGACGCTGGCGCGGCTCGACCATGCCATTCCATCGGTCACGATCAGCTTTGCCGGCCACAAGATCCGCGCGGTGCTGGTGCCGCTGTATCACCTTATGGATGATGAGGATTTGCCCGAGCTGTGCCGGCGCGAGGCCGTGGCGCAGTGGATGGCAGAGCAGACCGGCGAGGCAGCGGCGTAATGCGAGGCGCGCCGCCTGTCTTGCCGCGCGGCGTGGCCTGGTGCGGGCCGCGCATGCGAGACGGCCGGCGCCGGGGAGGGGAAGCCCGGGCGCCGGCCGTTGGTTTGGGGTTAGTCGTTCACCCCGGCCGGATGGCGCGGATCGAACGTGGCGGCCAGCAGGCGGGCTTCTTCGGCCAGCAGGGCGACGATGCAGCCCGTCTGGCAGCTTTCAACCACGATGCCCTGGGGCTGACTGCCAAGCAGGGCGGCAAGGCCATCCAGCGCCAGGTGCAGGCGATTGGCGCGGCTTTCGTTGTCGAGGTCCATGGCTCATGCCTCCCGCCGGCGATAGACGCGCACAAAGCCCTGGCGGCGCAGATCGCGCGCGACGGCGCGGCGCGTTTCGGAGCTGTCCTCGCGGTTGGGATGCGCGGCGAAGAATTCAGCCACGGTCAGTTCCTCGCGGCCGGCGATGAAGGCCAGCACGTCGGGATCGACGGTGTAAGTGCCGGTCTTGCGGATCGCGGGCAGGACTTCACTGGTCACCCACTTGCGAAACGCGCGCGCCTCGGGGCGCTGGCTGCGCAGGATGCAGGCGTAGAGGCCGCTCTCGGAGATGATGGTGGCCTGCTGTTGGCCGCCAGGGGTGTGCAGATCGTGCACACCCTTTTCGTCGTCATCGAGCATGCGAACCATATCGGGCGCGCGACCGTATCCGAGAACCGCAGCGACATCGGTTGCCACGAACCATGGATCGTTGCCGCGCTCGATCACACGGACCGAGTGTTCAGCAAAATCGAAGCAAATCAGATTGTTCATTGCGTTGCTGCCTCTCTCAGGGCCAACAGCACTGCATCGCTGGTGGCCGGACGTGACGAGGTTTGCAGTACCGTGGAACGCGCACACGGTGGCGATTGCTCGCCCCTCACCACGCCCGACCATAGGAAAAGCGCCTATGGGAAGGCCATGGCGCTTGATGCGCGCGTCGTGCTCGGGACTGCAACCCCGGCCCGGCTCTCGCCAGGCACCGTGGAAGATGCCGATCGCGACGTGCGAAGTCAATCCTTGCTCTTTCCGACCATCGGCAAGAGCCTGGCCGGGGCTTTCGGACGGTCTTATTATTCAGACCAACTAAATCTAGTCAATATGGATCGGGGAAAAATTTTCGGCGCGTCCTTGAGCCTGCGTGCGATTGCAGCACGCGCCCGCGCCAAGCGGGCAAGTGCGGTGCGCAATCGCCTGCATTTCAGCCACCTAGCGCCGTGTGATGTGCCTGGCGCGCCGTTGCCGGTGGCGCCTACGCACGGCCGCAGCGGCGCCGCAGGCGTCGCGGTGCGCGGCCGTTCGCTCTGTCTCACCCCGGCCCGCTGCGGTGTGCATGGCGTGGCGATTCGCGCCCTGTCCCTGGCTTCGTCCTTGCCCCGGCCCGTTGGCCGTGCGATAAGGTTGGCGCGCCAGCTGGACGATGCCAATGGGTCCGGGGTGCCAGTTGCAAGCGCAACTGCCGTGCAACCGCGTTGCAACTGGCAAGCGCTTGTTTTTCATACACAATTTTTGCCGGTTGCAGAGTTGCGCGCCCTCCTCACGCGCGATGCGCACGTGTGCGTATGTGCGCGCACACACGTGCACATGTGCGCGTGTGACGCTGCAACTCTGCAACCATCCATATTTATTCTTACATATCAGTATGTTGTTGGTTGCAGTTCAGTTGCAGCGCAGTTGCAGCTGCAACTGGCGCCGTGCGGTGGCTCGATAGGCCGATCTGGCGCCCGCGCCGGGAATATTCTGGCGGGCGGATATCGCACCGCGCTGCACCGGGGCTCGATCGATGCGCGCCAGGTGCTGCCCAGCAGTGTGATGCGGGGGAGGGGCGGCGAAACTTTTGGGGTTTTCGGCCTGGCGGCCGGGCGCGCGATCGGCGGTGCGGCCGCGATCGTGCGGGCTGGGCGGAATGGCGGATTTCTGCGGGTTTCGGGCGCCGCATCGGGGCGTGTTGGAATGGTCATGTTGGAAGGCATGGCGCAATGCCTTGGAAATGCTGGGCAAATCGGCCTGCGGCGTAAGCCTGTCAGGCTGAACGGCGAGACCCCCCTGGGGGGTCTATCGCGCGCGCGGGTGGGTGGGCGCCCCCAAGCGCGCGCGCACATCCCCAGCCCGCTGGCGCACCACGTGAACAGGATTTGGATCGGCGTTTCGCGCCGCTCGATCTTGCCGACCCATGCCCAGGGTGCAGCCGGGGCCGGATCGTGGGTGCCCACCGGCGGGCCGGGGTGTGGGCATCGGGCGATGGTTGGGAGCGCGACGCGGGCCGGGGTGCGGGTGTGTGCACATGGGCGCGTCGCACCGTCAGTGATGAATCGGGAGGGTGGCCATGTCAACGCGGCGTAACAAGACACCCGGTGGAAAAGTGGAGGCCGGCGCGCTCATTGAGCAAAGCAAGGCGCTAGTAGAAGCGGCGGCGGCCGAGGAACAACAGCTTTCGATGCTGGAACCGGTGACGCCCGAGGAAATGGCAGTCGCACGCGAGCAGCTGGGGGCGAAAGCCGGGCACCTGACGGTGCTGCGCCAGGCCCGGCAAAACCGACGCGGCCGGCCGGCCGGGGTGAAGAACAAGCGGACCGAGGATTTCCGCAAGTACATCCTGGGCTTTGGACAAGATCCGGCGATCACGCTGATGCAGATTCAAGCGACCGATCCCGAGATCCTGGTGGAGCGATCGGCGGCGATGGACACGGTGAAGCGGCGCCTGTCGTATGGCGACGCGCAGCAGCTGCGCGTGCGGTGCGCCGAAGCGCTCATGCCGTTCATTCACTCGAAACAGCCGGTTGCGGTGGACATGAATTTCACCGGGCTTTCCGATCTGGTGATCGCCGGCGTGACGCATAGCGAGGCCCAGGTGCAGGATATCATCGACGGCGATTTCCTGCCCCTGGACGACGATGGGGAGGCCGATCGATGAGCAATCCCATGCGCAAGCTGATTTCGCCGGGGCCGGTCGCAGACGCGTTCATGCGCAGCCGCGCCTTCATCTGCGGGATTATCGGCCCGGTGGGGAGCGGCAAGACGATGGCCGCCCTGCAAAAGGGGCTGCGCGTGGCCGCCATGCAGGGCGGTGTACGTGATGCCAATGGGATCATCTGGCGCAAGGCGCGCATCGGGATCATCCGCGAAAGCTATCCGTCGATTGAGTCCACCATCCTGAAATCGTGGTGGCAGATCATCCCCAAAAGCGAGGGCAAGTTCAGCCTGCGCGCACCCTATACCCATGCGTTTCGCAAGGTGCTGCGCCGCGATGAAGACGGACGCCCGTGCGATATTCTCGATTGCGAGTTCGAATTTCGCGCGATCGGTGATCAGTCGGTGGAAGAAGCTTGCCGTGGTTGGGAAGTCAACGCGGTAATCGTCGACGAAGCGGATATTCAGCCGGTCGATCTGGTGCCGTTCCTGACGGGCCGTGTCGGGCGTTTTTCGGACCTTGATCCGTCAACGGTCTATGATCCGCAGATCATCCTTTCGCTCAACATGCCGGATATCGAAAATCATATCTATCAGCTGTTGATGACCAAAGACGGCGGCGATTTCCTTTCGGATGAAGACAAGGCCGAACTGGCGAAAGTCCTGGGCGAGCGCCCACTGATCGAACGCTTCGTGCAGCCCGGCGGCCGTGAGCCGGATGCCGAGAATATCCATAACCTGCCGGGCGGACGGGGCTATTACGTGCTGCAGGTCGCGGCAAACCGGCACAAGCCAGGCTATGTCGACCGCATGGTCGACAACAAGCCGGTGCCGATCATGTTCGGCATGGCGGTCAATTCCGACTTTGTGCACCGGGTGCATGTGGTCAAATCCGGGGTGCTCAAGTGGGATCGCCGGCACAAGCTGATCGTGGGGATCGACCAGGGGCTGTTTGCCGCTGCCGCGATCTGCCAGCGCAACAGCTATGGCCAGCTGCGCACGCTGGGCGAAGTGGTCAACCTGGCGCCTGGTGGCAAGAACCTGCTGAAAGTTGGCCCAACGGCATTCGGCAAAAAGCTGCGCGCCTTCCTGATGGAAAACTTTCCCGGCATCCGGCCCGATGAAATCCGGTGCGTGGGTGACCCGGCAATGTTCGCCGCGACCGATCGCGAGGACGATGAACAGGACTGGCGCCTGGCCTGCCAGAAGGCGCTGGGGTTCCATATCTTTCGCGCCAAGAGCAACCGCCAGGGGCTGCGCAACGAGGCGATCTGGCGGGCGCAGAAGGAGCGCGAGGGTTACCAGATCGATGAGCGCTGCAGCCATCTGATCAAGGCCCACAGCGGCGGCTATCGCTATGTCAAGGCCGAGCTGGGGACGGGTGAGACGCGCGGCCATCTCGACATTGCCGACACGATCTACACCCACGTAGCCGATGCCGAGCAATACGCCGCGCTCGAAGGCGAGAACGTGATTGCCGAAATCCGCGGGACCGAACGCAAGGGGCCGCCGATCCACGTCCAATCGGACTGGGACATCTACAGCTGAAAGGAGAAGTCTGATGCAAGCAGCAGCGATTATGGCCGCCACCGCATTTACGGCGAGCACGGTGGCATCGATGGTCACGCCCGGCCCAAAGCAGCAGCAGCTGCCTGTCCCTGTCGTTCGGGATGATGCGAGCAGCATGATCGATGCCAGCGACAAGATGGCGCAACGGCGCGGGGGCGCCAGCGATATCCTCAATGGCGACAGCGGTTTCGCCAAGGCGCTGCCGGGACCCAAGACGACGCTTGGGTCGTAAAAAGGAGACACACTGTGGAACCGAACAACAATGCTTACAGCGTGGTGCTGGAAAAGCCGGTGCAGCTGATTGCCATCGTGCGCGGCAGGCCCAACCCCAAGTTGGCAACGATCGATGCCAAGCCGGAAGACTGGCATGGCGGCCATCCGATGGGTGCTGTGCTGATGAAGCCGGTGGACCTCGATTGCAGCGCAATGGCTAAGCCGCCGGTGATCGAGGGGTGGCGCGTGGTGCATGGCGATGAGGTGATCAGCGATGAACTGCTGCCCTCGCCGATCCGCCTCGAGCCGCAGGTGACGATGCGCCTGGAACGCTGTGCGATCGTGCGCCGGCAGGATGCTCCCGCCAATCCGGCCCAGGCTGCATAAGGAAAGGCCCAAGACATGGCTGACGTGCGTGATGAAGTGCAGGTGCTGTTGAAGCGGCATCAGGAACTGGTGACCGAACGCGGGCCGCGCGAAGCGCTGTGGCGCGAGTGCGAACGTTGGGTCGATCCTGAACAGCAGGGCGGTTTTTTCCGCCGTCAGCCAGGTGGCCAGCGTGATGGCCATATCACGGAAAATTCCGCGCAGATGGGCCTTGAGGCATTTGTGGCGGCGATGGACGCCATGCTGACGCCGGAAGGTGAGCAGGTCACCCTGCTGAAAACCAGCGATTCGGCGTTGAACGACGCGCCGGCGATGCAGCGCTGGCTGCAGCATGCCAGCGATCGGCTGCATGCCTGCCGCAATGCGGCGCATACCGGCTTCCAATCGGCCAACACGCTGCGCTGGCGGATGCTGGGGCTGTATGGCTGGGCAGGCATGTGGATCGATGAATGGGTGGGGCGCGGCCTGTTCTATCAGACGCCGCACCCCAGCGAGCTGTTCATCGACAATGATTTTCGTGGACGGATCGACACGGTGCATCGCCGCCGCGAAGTGAAGGCCAGGCAGCTGGCGCAAATGTTTCATGATGATCAGTTGCCGCCCAAAGTGAAACAGGCACTGGCTGACAACAAGCCGGATACCGCGTTCACGCTGGTGCATGTGATCCGGCCCAACAGCGCGCATGAGCCCGGCCGGCTCGATATTCGGCGCTTCCCGATCCAGTCGATCTACATGCTGGAGGAAACGCGCGATCTGATCCAGGTGGGTGGCTATTACTCCCACCCGCTGCCGGTTTCGCGGTACATCCTTTCGCCCTACGACGCCTATGGCGTGGGGCCGAGCGGCAAGGTGATCGGGACGATCCGCCAGCTGAACATCATGGCGAAAGACACGATCAAGGCCTTTCACCTGGGCATGCAGCCACCGATCCTGATGCCGGCAGACGGGACGATCAACCGGATGAACATGACGCCCGGTGCGCCAATCCCGGGCGGGATGGACAATGGCAAACCGCAGATTGCTCCGTTCAACAGTGGGGTCAACCCGACCTATTCCGACAAGGCGATCGAAAAGGCGGTCAACACCGTGAACATGGCGTTCCTGGTGCATGTTTTCGCGATCATGCAGGAGCCGATCGACCGCCAGACGGCGACGGAATACCTGGGGCGCAAGCGGGAAGCCATGCTGCTGCAGGCGCCGAACGTGAGCCGCCAGATCGGCGAAGCGCTGGTGCCGCAGTGCGAGCGCGAACTGGATATCCTGATGCGCGCGGGGCAAATCGCGCCGCCACCGCCAGAACTGCGCGAGGCTGGCGCCGGCGTGATGATCGAGTGCGACAATCCGCTGACCCGCGCAGCGAGGTCTGCCGATGCGCACAATTTCATGGGCGCGCTGGAAATGCTGACGCCGATGGCGCAGCTCGACCCGTCGATCTTTGACGTGATCGATACCGATGCGGCGCCGCGCGGGGTGATGCAGGCGATGGGTGTGCGCGCGGACTGGCTGCTCGATCCCGATCAAGTGGCGGCGAAGCGCCAGGACAAGGCCGAACAGCAGCAAGGGGCCAGCCTGGTGGAGGCAGCGCCGGCGGCGACGCAAGCGATGCTCAACATGGCCAAGGCGCGGCAACTGGCGATGGGTGGTGGCGCGTGATGGCGAGCATCAACGCGTGGGTGATCCAGGCGATTGCACGCATGCGGGCGCGGTCGTTCCGCGTGGTGTTCGATACCGATGGGGAGAACGGCCGCGAGGTTGGCCATGTGCTGGCGGCGCTGCGCAATTTCTGCTGCGCGCAAGCGCCGGCCGTGGGGGCGACACCGGAAGAAACCTATCGGCTGAACGGGCGCCGCGACGTGTGGCTGTTCCTGCAAGGCCAGCTCAATTTCACCGAAACCAAGATTTCTGAACAACAGGAGGCACATGATGACTACTTCGGGGAGTGACAATGGTGGTGGCGCGGCCGATCAGGGCGGCGCGGGGGCATCGGCCGCCGGCGGGGCATCGTCCCTGCTGGATGGCGCAGTAGCGGCGGCGCCGGCCGCAGCGGCACCTGCAGCTGCGGCAGCGCCAGCGGCGGCGGCGGCCGATGGGCAAAGCGCGGCTGCTGCCGAGCCGGCGGAATGGATGCGCGGGCTGACCACGGATGCCGATGCGCTGGCGTGGCTGGCCAACAAGAAATTTGCCACGCCGGGCGCGCTGGTTGATGCCTATCGCCAGACGGAACGTGCGTTCCACACGGCGATCCCGGGTGAGAACGATCCGCAGGAACGGTGGGACGCGTTCTGGAAGCGGGTGGGACGCCCGGAAAACCCGGACGGCTATGAGGTTACGGCGCCGGAAGGGTTCGAATCCAACCCCGAGTTCACCGGTCGTTTCAAGGAAACCGCGCACAAGATGGGCCTTTCGGCCAAGCAGGCGGCCGGGATGGTGGAATGGTACAACGCCGAAGCGCTGGCCACGATGCAGGCGGAAGCCAATGCGACGCGGGCGCAGCAGGCAGCGCTGCGCAGCGAATGGGGCGCCGATTTCAACAGGAATATCGAAACGGCGCGGCGCGGCATGCAGGTGCTGGGCATCGACAATGCGACGCTGGATGGCATGGGGCGTGGCATCGGCGTGGACCAGGCGCTGAAACTGATGGCCAAGCTGGGCACGATGACCAGCGAAGATATGCTGCGCGGCGGTGGCACCGTGCCCGGCTTTACCGTGTCGGAAGAAACCGCCCAGGCCGAGCTGGACAGCTTCATGGGCGACAAGGATGCAACCGCCAAGCTGCGCGCCGGCGATCCGACGGTGAAGGCGCGCTATGAACGCCTGATCGCAGCCGTGGCAGCGGCCAAGGAAGCGAAGAAACGCGCCGCCTGAGATTGGCTCTTGACGCCCGCCTTACCCTTGCGGGATAAGGCGGGCCTTCGCTGGATTAGCCCGCCCCAGGCCGGCCCCGGCAGCGCTGGCCCCGATACGGCCCGCCCAAGCGAGCGATATCGCCAGAAACGGCCCCGTGGCGAGCGGACTAGCCTTTCGATCGATGCTCAAACCATCTTTCGGAGGCTGCCGTGGTTGATCAGGTCAACACCACCGCTCTTGTCACGTACCAATCCAACATGAAGCTGGCTCTGCAGCCCAAGGGCGGCGAGCTGATCGGCACCTGCCTGGACGGCGATCTTTCGGGCGAGCTGGCCGAAATCGACGACTATTTCGGCGCGGCCGATACCCAGACGGTGCGCGAGCGCCACGTGCCGATCACGCCGAGCGATGCGCCCCAGGACCGCCTGTGGCTGGCGAAGCCCGATCCAGATTACTATGACCGCCTGGTCAACAAGCAGGATCAGCTGATGGCCGGCGTGTCGCTGCAGGGCGGCTATGTCATGCAGGGCGCGGCCGCGCTGCGCCGCTATTGGAACCGCCAGTGGCTGAACGGCTTTTTCGGTGGGCGCCAGACCGGCAAGAAGGGCACGATCATCACGTCGTTCCCGAGCGGCCAGATCGTGCCCTACAACACCGGCTTTGCTGCCGGCGGCACCAACCGCATGAACGTGGAAAAGTTCTTTGCCGCGCGCGAAGTGCTGGGCCTGAGCAACGCCGACTTCACCGAAGAAGAGGCGTACATCAACCTGACGCCCAAGCAGATCACCGATCTGCTGCGCGAGGTGCAGATCACCAGCAGCGAGTTCACCTCGCTGGGCGGGATGATGAGCCCGGACGGCAAGAAGCTGCTGCGCTTCCTGGGCTTCAACATCATCGAAATGAACCTGGCCGACGCGCTCTATGCGACCAAGGCGCCGACCACCGAAACGACTGCCGGGGGCACGGTGCGCAAGAACGCGTTCTGGCTCAAGTCCGGGGTCTATACCGGATTTTGGGAGCGGCTGTTCACCAACATCACGATCCGCGAAGATCTGCACTATGAAACGCAGGTCTATGCGCGCAGCGCGATGGCGGCGACGCGGACCCAGGACGGTCTTTCCGGCTATATCCAGAACAGCGAAGCCTGATCGGCGCCGGCGCGGCCGATCGCCGCGCCTGCCCGGTTTGCTTCAACCAGGAGTGAAACAGAATGGCGAAGGGTTACTCGCTTCAAGCGCTTGGGGTTCTGGATGGCTCGCTGCCGCCGGCCATTCCCGATGGCGCGATCGTTGGCGCGCGTCTGCGCCGCAACTCGATCTTTCTGTCTGGCGCGTCGCTGGTGGCGCAGGGCGTGGGGGCGGTCAATGACAACATCGTTGTTTACGAATGGCCCGCCAATGCGCTGTTCGATTCGATCACGTTCCAGACCGATACGGCGTTCACCGGGGCCACGATCCAGTTCGGCACCGCCGCGAACCCCACCAAGTATGGCTCGATCGCGGCGGCGGCGGCCAATACGCTCTATACCCTGCGTCCCGTGGCCGCGCGCGTTGCCGGGCAGTATGCGGCGCCGGAACAGCTGATCATCACGATCACCGGCGCCGCGCTGCCCAGCGCGTTCAACGCCGAAATCGCGATGACCTACCAGACGGCCAACTGACGGCCGCCACCATGCCCGGCCGCCGCGTGCGCGCCGGGCATCTGTGTATTTCAAGCAAGGGAGCAAAGCGATGGCGCAGGTTAACGTGGTGGCCAAGCGTGGCGACAAGCCCAAGGATTACACGATTTCTACCGGCGCGCTGACGCTGGGTAACGAAAGCATGGCGCTGGTTTACAACAGCACCGGCCCGCTCAACCGCGGTGAAGTGCTCAAGTTCCTGGAAGAGCTCGAGCAGTTCATGACCACGCACAGCTTCCCGGCGGCGTAAGCGCGCGGCCATGGGATCGAAGCTGACCGTCTATGCCCTGGTGGCGCAGCACCTAGCCCAGGACGAGGGCCTGATCGATCCCGATCAGGGCACGCGGCTGACGGTGGCGATCGATTCGGTATGGGATATCGCGCGCAAGGCGACCCTGCGGCGCAACACCTGGAATTTCGCGGTCACGCGCGTGGCGTTGCCGGCGCTTTCGACGCCGCCCGCCTTCGGCTTTGGCTATCAGTTCACCCTGCCGGGTGATTTCGTGCGCCTGGCCGATATCGATGGTCCGGTGCCGCAGGCGCGGGACTGGAAGCTGGAAGGTGGCAAACTGCTGGGTAATTCGAGCCCGCTGCAGATCCTCTATGTGCGCGACTGCACCGAGGTGGAGCGGTGGGACGATCTGTTTGAGCTGGCGCTATCCTACAAGATCGCCGAGCTAATCGCGGTGCAGATCACTGGCGATGCCAACGTGAAGATCGAATGCCGCCAATCGTTCAACGACGTGTTCGGCGATGCCCAGGCAACCGATGCCCAGGAAAACCCGCCACAGGATTTCGATGAAGACCCGTGGGTGACGGCCCGCTGGGGCTATGGATATTCAACCTACTGGCCGAGCTGACCCATGCCCGTTCACGCCCTGCAAAACAGTTTCAATGGCGGGGCGGTTTCGCCCCGGCTGTTCGGCCGCACGGACGCGGCGATCTATGACGGGGCAGTTGCCGAGCTGTTGAACTTTGCGCCGACCGTGGAGGGCCCGGCCATCAAGCGCGGCGGATCGATCGCGGCGGGGACGGCCGATGCCAGCGCCAGCACGATCGTGCCATTCGAGTTCAACGCGCAGCAAGCCTATGCCCTGGTGTTTTCCGACGATGGCGCTGGTGCCGGCGTGGTGCATTTCTTTGCGAACGGGGCGCAGCTGCTGGACGGCAGTGGCAGTCCGGTCGTGCTGGCGGTGCCCTATACGGCCGCCGACGCGCAGGCGCTGTATTGGCAGCAATCAGCCGACGTGCTCTATCTGACGCATCCAAGCTATCCTCCGGCCAAGATATCGCGCGTTGGGCCTGCGGCATTCACCTATGCCGTGCTGGCCTTGAGCGGCGGCCCGTTTGACGATCAGAACAGCGACAAGGGCGTGACGGTCTATGCCAGCGGCGCCACGGGCGTGGTGACGTTGACGGCATCGAGCGCGATATTCCGACCGGGGCATGTCGGCTCGCTGTTTCAATTGCAGGCGCAGGATTTCGCCACGATCCCGTTGTGGGAAGCGGGGATGAACGTGCCGAGCGCCGGGGTGTTGTGGCGCTGGGAAGGCAAGGTCTATCAGAATGTGGGTGCCGGGCAGACCGGCGCGACGCCGCCAACCCACACCAGCGGCACCTATTACGACGGGACGAATACCACCGATCTGAACGGCAAGAACCTGGGGACGCGCTGGACGTATTATTGCGACCAGTTCGGGCAGGTGCTGATTACTGCGGTAGCCAGCGATGGGCTGTCGGCGACCGGAACGGTGATACGCACGATCCCGCCGGGCGCGGTGGCCACGTATGGCCTGGGCGGCGGGGTGACCAGCGGCACGAGCTGGCGCTGGAATTTCGCCCGCTTTTCAGCCGATCGTGGCTGGCCCAAGGCCGTGTGCATCTGGAACGATCGGTTGATGTTCTTTACCGATTTCGAAGTGATCGGTTCGGTGGTTGGCGATTACCTGAATTTCAGCACGTTCGATGACACGGGCCGGCTCGAGGCCGATCTGTCGTTCCGGTTCCGCATTACCGGATCGAACCCGATCAACTGGATCGCGCCAGATCTGCAGTTGTTGCTGTCCACCGACAAGGCGGAATGGACAGTCGGCCCGATCAACAGCCAGGCGGCGCCCAGCTCCACCAATCTGATGGTCACGCGCCAAAGCCATTTTGGCAGCATGCCGGTGCGGCCCGTGCAATCGGGCCTGAAAACGATCTTTGTCCAGCGCGGCGGAAAGAAGATCCGCGAGGCGGGGTATGACTATATCCAGAACCGCTATTCTGCGGCGAACCTGCTGATCTGGTGCCGGCATCTGGGACAGCCGGGCATCAAGCGCCTGGGTTGGCAGCAGGAAAGCGAGGAAATCATCTGGGCACTTCGCAATGATGGTGTGCTGCTGATGCATGCCTATGCGCCGGAACAGCAGGTAAAAGGCTGGGGCGAATGCCAGATTGCCGGGTTCGATGGCGGCGCGGCCACGGTGCTGGATTTCTGCGTGATCCCGGATAGCGCCGGTTCGCCCGATGTGGTGTGGCTGCTGGTCGACCGGGGCGGCTTGCGATCGGTGGAAGTGCTCGATGCCTGGTGGATCGATGGCACCGACATTGCCGATGCGCGGTTCCTGGATGGGGCGATCTGGTATGACGGGGCGCCGGCAACGCATATCGGCATTGGCGGCACCGGTTTTCCCACAAGCTGGGCCGGCAAGATGGTGCAGGTGCTGGCCGATGGGCAGTATCTGAACCCGGTGACCGTGGGCAGCGATGGCAGCATCACGCTGCCGCAGGCGGCGAGCAAGGTGTGTGCAGGGCTGTTCTATCCGGCGCGCATCACCGGCCTGCCGCCAAAGCTGCCACAGCCGCATAGCGGCGGCGCGGGCGAAATGGTCAAGAAAAAGCTGATCAGCGTGCTGGTGCGCACGGTGCAGACGGCAGGCCTGTGGGCCGGCCAAAAATTCGCAAGCCGCCTGGCCGAAGTGTTCCGCCGCGATGCGGCAACGCGGATGGACAATGCCGACCCGTTGAACAGCGGGGTGAGCGACAAGATCGTCGTGGCTGGCGCCACCGATCGCGAAGGTTCCTGGGTGCTGGAAAGCCGCGCGCCTTTGCCGGCGATCATTTCGATGGTGCGTGGCAGCTACATGCCAGAGGACAAGGATTGATGGCGGTGCTGTTCGTTCCGCTGCGGCCGAGCCATGTGCCGGCGATCAACCTGCAGGTGAGCCAGCAGGGCGCCATGGGGCTGTGGACGCCGGAAATGACCGAAGCCTATGGCCGCGAGCTGGTGGCGGGCGGCCCGGCGTGGGCGGGCATCGATGTGGCCAGCGGGCGCGTGATCGGCGCTGCCGGCTTTGCCGTGATCTTTCCGACCCATGCCAATGCCTGGGCACTGCTGTCAGACGCGATCGGGCGCCATGCGCTTGAGGTAACCAAGTTCGTGCGGCTGCAGATCAGCATGTCACCCTGGGCGCGGATCGAGGCGCTGACACGCGCGCAATATCCGAGCCAAGCGCGCTGGGCCAAGGCTTGTGGCTTTGCCCCGGTGGCGCGGATGCGGAACCACGGCCCGCTGTGTGAGACCGTGGAACTGTTCGAGGTGGTGCGCGATGGCATCTAGCATGGGAGCGATCGGGATGGGCGCGCAGGCCCTGGGCACGTTCGCCCAGGGTTATGCCGGCTATCGCGCGGGATTGTTCAACGCGCGGGTGGCCGACGCCAACGCCAAGGCATCGTTGATGGATGGCGCCACCGCATCGGCCGCCAGCGACGCGAAATACCGCGCCGCGATCGGCGAGCAGCTGGCGGCGCAGGGCGCTGGCGGTTTCCAGATGGGTACTGGCTCTAACCTGGACGCGGTGATGGCAAGCCGGGTCAACCAAACCTATGCGGCGATGAGCATCCAGCGCCAGGCGGCGGCGCGTGCCGTCGGGTTTGAAAACCAGTCTGCCATGAGCCGGTTCAGCGCGCGGCAATCGCTGTTCCAAGGCATTTCCGGCGCCGCATCGGGGCTGATGAAGAACATGGGCGATTACGCTCTGTCGGGCCAGCAATATGGCTATGACACGTCAGGCCAGAGCGGTGCGCTGACGCCTTCATCTCCGGCATTCGGAGATTACGGCCGGTATGATGTTACCAACCCTCCGTATGTGATCAACAACTGATGGCTGATATGTCGATAGCGCCTGAGCCTGCTCCCCAGGCAACGCCCGATTTGCCGATGAACGCCACGCCGCAGGCGTTTGGCGCCGGCGTTGCCGGTGAGCTGGCCCAGGCTGGCAACAACATGGTTCAGGCGGCCATGCAGCGCAAGGAAATCGATCTGCGCAACCGCTATGAGGCGGACCTGACGCAAGGGCAGCTGCAGGTGGCCCAGCTGCGCCAGCAGATGGCCGAGCAGCTTCATGCGATCCAGACCGATCCCAACCTGGATCTGAACGATTACGCCAAGCGCGTTGCCGGTGTGTTCGATACCATGTCGGCCAAGGTCACCGAAGGGCAGACCAGCACGCGCATCCAGCGCCAGCTCGCCAGCCAGCTGGGCGAAATGCGCGCGCAGTATGGCGAGCAGGCAGAGAACTGGCAGTCGCTGCAACAGGCCAACGTGGTCAACCAAGGTGCGCGTGCGCTGGGCGAAACGCTGGAAGGGCAGGCCTATCTGGCAGGTGATCCTGCAACGGTGCAGCAGCTGCAGCTGCAATGGGGCGATTACGTGCATGGGCTGGCCGATCTGACGCCTGACCAGCGCATGGCGCTGGTGGCTGAAAAGGTGCCCAGCATCGCACTGGCGTTTGGCCGCGGCCTGGCCGAGCGCGATCCCGATCAGGTGAAAAGCCTGGTGCAATCGGGCTGGTTTACCGATCACGGTATCAAGGGTGAGCAGCTGGCCGCGCTGGAACGCGCGGCGCAAGTGGAAATCCACACGCGCGACGTTCAGGCGCGCCAGGTGCAGGCGCAGGCCGTTGCCCAGATGCACGAGCAATCGGCCACCTGGGAAGAGGCGGCGCGCCAGGGGCTGGAACTGCCCACGGCGCAGGTGATGGCCACCGCGCAGGCGCTGCGTGCTGCCGGCGACACGTCAGGCGCGCTCAAGTTGGAAGGCCTGGTGGCCGAAAATTCCTATGCCAAGGTGTGGGGTGCAATGTCGCCGCTGCAGCGGCAGCAGCGCATCACTGCACTGTCAGGCGTGGCCAATCGCACGCCCGACCAGCAGCGCGAACTGAACTGGGCACAGGGGCACGTGGGGGCGCTCGACAGCGCGTTCAACGCCGATCCGGTGGCCTATGCCGCCAGCCACCCGGAAGCGGGCGCCGTGCCGCCCCAGATCGCCCTGAACGATCCGAACAGCATCGCGGCGCGGGTACAGTGGCGCCGTGCCTATGAGCGCACGACGGGCCGTGCGGTGCCGCTGTTGAGCAACGCCGAAGTGGCGCCGCTGCGCGAGGCGGTGCACCAGGGCGTGAACCAACGGCATGAAGTGCTCAACCAGCTCGATGCCATTCCCGCCGATGAGCGCGCGATCGCGGCCGAACAGATCATGCCGGGCGATGCAGGGTTTCGGCAGGAAGCCCAGCTGGCACCAACGGATCGCGCCACCGTGTTCAATGGCCGGGCCAAGCTGAAAGCGGATGCGGGATTTCTGACGCCCCATGCGAAGACGGCCGATGGCAAGGCAATTCCCGGCGCCGATACCGCGCGCACCTTGCTCAATATCGCAGGCAGCCAGCTGGATACCGCGCTGCGGGCGATTCCGCAGGGCGATGTGGCCGCGATCAAGCAAAGCGCCGGCGAGTGGCTGGCGGGGAAGCTGGCAGCAACAAACCGCAGCATCTATACCTTGAGCCCCACCGATATTCGCGATGCGGCGTTGGCAGCGCTGGGCGGTCGCGTGGTGGGTGGCCGCCAGATCGGCGGCATCGGGCATTGGACGGGTGACCGTGTGTTCGTGCTGCCCGACAGCATGAGCGAGCTGGATTTCGTCAATACCGTCAATCGCGACCAGACGTTCAAGAGCCAGGCGGGGGCCGGCTCCACGATGAACCTGCGCAATGCCTTTCCGGTGTGGATCGGCGGCAACCGGTATCGGTGGGAGACGGCCGCCGGGCGGATCGTGAAAGATGCCAAGGGCGCTGATTATATCAGCGATGTGAGCGTGCGATGAGCGTTCTATCCGTTGTCCAGACCAGCCCGGACGAACCGCAGATGCGCCCAAAGGCGCCGGGTTCCGATCTGGATGCCGTGAAATCGCAAGGCTGGTGGGACAGCACGAAAGCCGCCACGGCCGTTGCGGTGGACGAAGTGCCGTTCATGCAGGATGTGCGGCTGCAAAGCGCCTATGCGCCGGTGCTGGCGGCGATGGCCGATGCGACAGGGAAATCACGGTTCTTTGCGTATCAATCGATCCTGAAAATGGTCAACCCGCTGGGTGGCCCCGATAACACCGACTATGATGCGCTGTGGGACGATATCAATCGGTTGTCCAAGCTGGGCAAGCTACCTGCTGGCGTACCGACCGATCGGGCCACATTTGAAAATCGGGCCCTGACACGCGATGGACAGCGCCAGCGCGATATGATCGTGGCTGGCCAGGGCAGCGCGAGTTCACGCTTGATTGGCGGGTTGGCTGCGGGCTTTACCGATCCCTATATGACCGGGCTGGCGATTGCGACTGGGGGTGCCGGGGCAGAGCTTTCCGCCGGCCGCGCCATTCTGGCCGATGGCCTTGCGAATGCCGGGATCGCGGCGGTGGAAACGCCGGCGACAATGAACGCGCGGGCGCGCCTGGGCGAGCAAACCAGCGCCGGCGATCTGGCGCAGAACGTGGGCACCGCGTTTCTATTTGGCGCGGCGGCCGGCGGCATGGCGCGGGCGATCGGCGCGGGATGGCGCGCGGGCAAATCGGCGATCGGGAACCCTGAAGCCCGCTCCCCCATGGAAATTGCCAAGGCCTTTGCCAAGGCTGTGCCTGAACAACTGCGCACGCCCGACCAGGCGGCCGCGCTGGCGGTGATCGACCGCGATGCCGATCTGGCGGCCAAGAACCCGTTCGAGCCGGGCAGCGCCGGCGAAGATGCGCATTTCAGCCTGGTCGATGCGGCGCAGCGGCGCATCGTTGACCCGGCCGCGCCGGGACCGCGCATGGTGACGCCGCAGCGCCTGGCGCAGGGTGGCGCGGTGGACAGCTATCTGGCTGCGGTGCGCAAAAGCGAAAGCGGTGGCAACCCCAATGCACGCAACCCGATGCCCGGGCAGACGGCATCGGGCCTGTATGGCTTTACCAACCAGACGTGGATCGGCACCTATCGCGCGGCGTTTCCCAAGACAGGGTTGAGCGATGGCGCGATCCTGGCGCTGAAAGGCGATGCGGCGTTGCAGGAAAGCCTGATGCGGCGCCTGACCGAAGACAATGCGGCGCGGCTGCAGCGGATCGGCGCCGAGGTGGACCCGGCGAACCTCTATATCATGCATCATCTGGGCACTGGCGACGGTCCCAAAGTGCTGCGCGCCGCACCCGATACGCCGCTGTCATCGCTGCTTTCGGAAAAGATCATCGACGTGAACCCCTACATGAAGGGGATGACGGTGGGCGATTTCGTGTCCTGGGCGCGCGAGCGCATGGGGCAGGAGCGCGGCGCGATCGATGCGCCTGCCGCGATCGGCGCGGGCGATGATCAGATGCTGGCGGCGCTCGAGACAGAACGGGCGCAGGTTGAAGCCGAGCGCATGGCGGCGCAACGCGATCTTGACCTGGACAACGAGGCAGCGACGCCGGCGGCGATCGAGGAACCGCCTTTGGCCGATAACATGATCCGCGTGTATCACAGCGGCGCAATCGGCGATGGTGAAACCGGGCGTTGGGTGAGCACCGATCGCCAGTACGCATCGGATTATCGCAGCGATCTGCCGCTTCACTACACCGACTTGCCGGCCAACGATCCACGCGTGAACAATGCTGATTGGCCGGATCAAAATGCCGCGCGCGGGTTCACATTCAATTTCGAGTTGAGCGCGCAAGAGGCGGCGCGCTTAACGGAAATCCGGCGCAGCCGCGCACCGGTGGATCAAGAGCAGCCGATGCTGCGGCGGGACCAGTTTGCCAGTGAAGAAGATTGGCGGTCTGCGCAAGGCCACGTGGATGATGCCCGACGCGGTGCTGATCCAAGCGATGCGCAAATGGCGGCGGCCGATGCGGTGATCGGCAAGCCGGCCCAGGCATGGGAATTGCGCCTGGGCGATCAGGTGCGCTTGGCGGGCAGCTATGCCGGTGTGCGCCGCGCAGCGGCCGAAATGGCACAGCGCGCGGGCGTGCTGGATGAGCACTTTGACCGCATCATGAAGTGGCGCGGCAAACAGGGCGATCTCGGCCCGCTGACGATCGCAAAGCGAACCGAGCCAGCGACGATAAAGGAAGCGCTTGCCGCCGCGCGAAATGCGCAGGAAACCCAGGTGGCACCCATGCCCGAGGCCATGGTGCAGCGGTATATCGATCCTGCAGCGGCCGAGACCAAGGCGCAGGCGGACAGCTTCACCCATGACGTGGCCGCCAGTGTGGATGCCGGGCAGTGGCAGGCCGTGCCGTTCGCGGTCGATGCGCAGCGCACGGTGACGCCGGAACAGCTGATGCTGCAGCTGGACGATGAAGACGCGGCCCTGGCCGCCATGAGGGGGTGCCTGTGACGTTTCTGGTGTGCTTGGCCAAGCTGCGCGAGGAAGGCAAAATCGATCGCGAGCGGGCCGATCGCTTTGCGCGCGAATATCAGCGGCTGCACGCGAATTTCGCCAAGCAGGTGGGCGACGTTGCGGCCGAGGATCTGGCCACGCGCGAGGCGATGGACGCGCTGGAATTTCAGGCGCTGACCGATCGGCGGCAAAAGCTGATGCAGATCCGCAACCAGCAGAACCTGCTGGGCCAGATGCAGGCGCATATCGAGGCGGGCGGATCGGCCAAGCATTTCGCAATCGCAGTGATGGATCACCATGAAGCCGTGCCCGGGGTGCAGTCGGTGGACAATACCAAGGGCGCGATCGCGCGCCTGGCATGGTCGCGCATGGGCGATTTCCTGCAAACGCATGGGCGCGACGTGCTGGGCCGCGTGCGCGACCAGGCCGGGCTTGACGACGTGGTGCGCGCGCTGCGCGGCGAGAAGGTGGAGAGCGACAGCGCGCGCGAAATGGCAGCGGCCGTGGCTGATACCATGGAATGGCTACGCGGGCAGTTCAACGCCGCAGGCGGGGCGATCCCCAAGCTCAAAGACTGGGGCTTGCCACAGAGCCATGACGGATTGGCCGTGGCCCAGGCCGGCTATCAGGAATGGCGGGATTTCATACTGCCCAAGCTCGATTGGCAGGCCATGATGGATGCCAGCACCGGCAAGCCATTCGTGAGCCAGGAAGCGCTCGAGCCGGCGCTGGAACAGGCGTGGCGCAACATTTCCAGCAACGGGCTGGATTCGGCCGAGCCCGGCGCTTTCAGTGGATCGGGAAAGCTGGCCAACCGGCACAGCGATCACCGGTTCTTCACGTTCCGATCGGCCGATGACTGGCTCGCCTATAACGAACGGTTTGGCGTGGGCACGGTGTTCGACGCGATCACCGGTCATATCGAAAGCATGAGCCGCGATATCGCGGCGATGCGCGTGCTGGGGCCGAACCCTGATGCCACGGTGCGGTGGATGGGTGACATGCTGCGCAAGGAAAGCATGCCCACGATCGAGGGCGGCAAGAGCATGCCGCTGGAAAAGGACGCGGCGCGCGGCGCGAAAATCCTGAACGATCTGTGGGATTACTATTCCGGCGAGTTGACCCGGGTGGCACCGGAAAACCGTTCCACGGCCAGACTGTTCAGCGGGGTGCGCAACTGGAACGTGATGAGCAAGCTGGGTTCCGCGGCGTTTTCAGCGCTGCCGACCGATCCGATGTTTGCGGGCGTCACGGCGAAATTCAACGGCCTGCCGGTGATGGAGCAAGCGGGCACCTGGCTGCGCACGTTCAACCCTGCCGATGCCTCGCACCGTGAAGCGGCGTTGCATGCCGGCCTGGTCTTTGCCGAGATGACCGGACGGGCCGAGCGCATGTGGCGGGACGGGCGGTTCAACATGCATGAGTTCACCCGGCGCGGCGCCAATGCCCTGCTGGAAACCACGCTGCTGACGCCGCACACGGTGGCGGCAAAGCAGGCAATGGGCCTCGCGTTCATGAAAGACTGGGGCGAGCATGCCGGCGTGGCATTTGCGGATCTGCAGGAACCCAAGCGCCTGGCGCTGGAACGCTATGGCATCGGGCCCAGCGAATGGGATGCACTGCGCGCCGTGGGGCCGGTCGAGCAGGGCAGTATCCGGCTGTTGCGCCCGGCCGATCTTGCGCGCCAGGGCGATGACGCGTCGATCGCGGCGGCGGTGAAGTTCATGAGCTTGATCGACAGCGAAACGAAGTTCGGCACGCCCGGGGAGAGCCTGCGCGCGCAGGCGGCCGTGGCCACGCTGGGGCATTCTTCGCGCATCGAGCGCGGCACGCTGGGCGGCGAAATCGTCCACAGCATGAGCCAGTTCAAAACCTATTCCGTGATCTGGATGATGACGCACCTGGAACGCGCGATCTATGGGCGCGGTGGCATGGGGCGCCTGCAGTATGCCTTGTCGCTGCCGATCTTCCTGACCATTGGCGGCTTCATCGCTGATACCCTGATCGACATTTCCAAGGGTGAGCAGCCTACGCTGCAGCCAACGCCGATCCGGCTTTCGCGCGCGTTCGTGCGCGGCGGCGGCCTGGGTATCGTGGGCGATCTGATTTCGCAGGGCGCTGCCGGCGATCGCGGCACGGCCGGCCCCGTAACCGGGTTCATCGCCGGCCCCACGCTGGGTGCCATTGCCGATCCGATCGCCGCGCTGACGCTGGGCAATCTGGGGGATGCGGCCGGCGGAAAGGCGACGCATGCCGGCAGCGAGCTGGTCAAGCAGATCCGCACCAGCCTGCCAGGCAGCAACGCCTGGTATGCCCGGGCGGCGATGAACCGGCTGTTGCTGGACCAGCTGCAGATGATGGCCGACCCGCATTATCACCAGAGCTTTGCCCGGATGCAGCGCGCGGCGCAGGAACGCGGTTCAACCTACTGGTGGGCGCCTGGGCAGGCGGTGCCCGAACTTGGCGCAGAAGGCGGCCAGCAGCCGGCGCCTTGACGTGATTCGCGGCTTGTGGGAAACAAGCGGCGCCGGACTAGCGGGAACGCCCCGGCGCCCGTGGTGTGGATCACCCGGCGAGCGGCCGTAAAGCGCCAGAGGTGGCCCCGCGTGGCGGATTAGCCCTTCGCTCATGACTGATCATGTGCGGGGCGTTGCTATGACCGTTGGGGTTGAGACCCTTCCTACCACCTATACCGGCGACGGCTCGACCGTCAGCTTTCCGCTGGGGTTCACCTATTCGCAAACCAGCGATGTGGTGGTCTTGGTGGCGGGCGCGCGCCTGACCGGTGGGTATGCGGTTCTATCCGGGAACGTCGTGTTTGACGTGGCGCCGGCGGCCGCTGCTGCGATCGTGTTCGACCGCGACACGCCGGTTACCCAGGACGCGGACTTTCCCGCCGCTGGCCCATTCCCGTCGACGGCGTTTGCCAAGCAGCTCGACAAGAACGCGCGGATCGCCACCGAGCACAAGCGCAGCCTGGGCGATCTCTACACGCGGTCGCTGATGGCGCCGCTGGGAGAATCCATAGTTTCTTTGCCTCCTGCTTCAATGCGGATGAATCAGTTTCTCGCATTTGACAGCCACGGCAACCCAGTCATGAGTTTCGGAACCGGTACTGATGCTGGGCTTAGGAACGACCTCGCCTCCGGCGCATCAGGCAAGGGCGCAGGGCTTGCTGGATTGTCTCTGGATGCAACGTACCCCACCGGCACAGTTGGCGACAGACTGCAGCGCCTAATCTTTGCGACCGATGCGCCGTTCGCCTGCAAGACCGATGGCACCGACAGCACAGCCGGCATGCAGGCCCTTGCCGCCTTTGTGAACGACACCTCGAAGTGCCCGAACGGTGCAATGGTGTGGATGCCTGCGGGGACGATCAAGATTACCTCCAACGTCACGTTTACTAACGACGTGACTTTCGTTGGTCACGGCCCGAACATTTCGTATCTGCTTTGCTCCAGCAACGCGCGGCTGATGCTGACCGGCTCGCGGCAAGGCCCTTTCAATACGGCATTCACGCTGCAGGGCTTCGCCATCCTCACCGACAACGTGCATGCGTCCAGCCCCATGCATGTGGATTATTCGGCCACCTATACCGGCGACGGTGCGCTGTCGCAGACCTTGACCATGCGTGATGTGCTCATTGCCGGGCAGAATACATCCTGCGGCTTCAACATCGGGCTGGAATTGGTCGATTGCCCGTGGCCGCGCCTCGAAAACGTGGTGTTTCGCGGCGACAATGCGCGGACCAGCGCTTACGGCATCAAATACACCGGGACCGATGGCTCGCCTACGTTCCGGTCTGTCCGCGCCTATTTCCTGCAGGACGCGATCTACTGCGAAGGCCAGATGGAGGGCTACGTCTTTGACGACCTCGAAATCGTCTCGGTGCAGCGGGGGGTGACAGCCAAGGACACGACCAACGGCTTGCAGCCTCGGTTCGTCGTGCGCAACAGCCATATCAATGCCGAGGAGTGCTGCATCAAGACGGTCGGCATCGACCTTATGCATATTGACGAAAGCAACGACCTTTACGGCCAGGTTGCTGCTGGCACGTCCACGACTTGGACTGCCGTGGACGTTACCCCGACACTCGCCACCGGCACCAGCAACACGATTGTTTGTAGCGCAGATATTCGGCCAACGGTCAACGCCGACGGGGCCTATGCCGCAACCAAGATCGGCGTGCGTGTGCGAGGCGCAGATGTGAGCCTGGAAGATTACGTGCTGGGCGGCATGTATCGCGGCTGCACGACCGGCATTCAGTTGGGCACCAACACCAACGGTGTCACGATCGACGCTGACACGTTGTTTCGGAATTGCACCACTTCGGTATCCGACGGCGGCGGCAACAATATCCGCCTGCAAAAAACGAAGGCCGGGACGACGGTTGGAACGACGGCAACCGGTGGTTTGATCGCCATCAGTTTCGGCTCTCTCATACAGTTCTCCGGGACGCCGATCGTGATCGCGGCCGGCGGCGATGGGGGCAACGAAACCTATACCGTTGTGCAATCAAGCGTGACCGCCGCAGGCTGCAACGTGCTGGTTGCGAACAGTTCTGGGCCGTTGGCCAGCGGCCAGACGCGACGCGTCAACTGGATCGTTGCGGGTAACGCGCCATGAGCATGGTTTCATTATCGTTCGGCCTGAAGAACGTAGCCAATGCTGGCGTCCACCTGGATGCACCACAGCCTGCGCAATGGTTTCAAACCCAGTATTTGCGCATGTGCAAGGCGCTAGGCAACGTGGGTCGCAAGATCTTGCTCTCGACAATCCTGCCTAGGGTCATGACCACCGACGCGAACGCCACCTATGCCAACCAGACCAAGCTATCTACCGAAAATCTGCGGGTGCAAATCAACAACTGGCTGCGCGACAAGAGTAGCAGCGGCGCTTTTGCCTATCTGAATGCAAATATGGGCAGCGGTGCTGGGTCGGTAGCTGCGATCTTTGATCCATGCGTGCAGCTTGAGCGGAATTGGGACGGCACGACGGCCACGCCGATCGTGCTGGACAGCAACGGCCAGCAAACAATTGGCACGGGCGGTTACTGCCTGATCAACTGCTGGGCGGATGGGACGCATCCTAACGTCGCAGGGGCTACCTTGGCCAAAGCGGCTGTGCCCGTCTCGCTGATCAAACTGTGATGGTTGCCTGGTGACCCAACCAAACAGCCAAGATCTAAGCCGCGCCCTGGGCCGCGTGGAGGGGGAAATGGGCGCGGTGAAAGACAGCGTGGCGCGGATCGAAAAGGCTGTCACCGACGGGTTTAAAAGCGTGGGCGAACGGCTCGATGCGCTCGAGGCGAAGGAAAACCAGCGCAAGGGCGCGCTGGCGGCGCTGATGGTGTTCAGCGGCTTTGTGGGTGGGCTGATCGCCAAGTTCGGCGCGGCCATTTTTGGAGGGCATTGAGATGCAACCTTTGGGGCCTATCAAGTTCCTGACGATCCATTCCGCGGCCACGCCCGAGGGGCGCGACGTGAAGGCGGATACGATCAGCCAGTGGGATATCGCCCGGTTCGGGCAGACGTCTTACCACTACGTCATCGAGCTTGATGGCAGCGTGCACGCTACCTTGCCCGACACGATCAAGGGCGCGCACGTCGGTGGGGCGAATACCGGCAACGTGGGCGTCTGCTATGTCGGCGGCGTCGACAAGGCGGGCAATCCCAAGGACACGCGCACGCCGGCCCAGCGCGCTGCGCTGCGCGAGCTGGTGCAACGCTATCAGCGCGAGCACCCGGGCATCATTGTTCGCGGCCACCGTGAATGGCCGAACGTCAAGAAGGCCTGCCCGTCGTTCGACGTGTCGGCCTGGCTGAAGGGTGGGATGGCATGAACGAACAGCACAGCCTTATCGCGTTCCTGGCGACGCTGGCTGCGATCGTGATCCTGGTGCTGGTGGGCGCCTGGATGGCCGGGCAGGGCAAGAATGCCGAGGCGCTGGGCATCGGTGCGGCGGTAACGGGCCTGATCGGCGTGATCGGCACGTTCCGCCCTCGCACGCCGCAGGTGACGACATGAACGGCCTGTGGGTCGGCATAGCCCTGGCATGGCTGCGCAAGGTGCTGGCGCCTGTGCTGCCGGCGATCGCCGGCGTGGTGGTGGGGCTGCTCATCATCCAGACGGTGCGCATCGAGGGCATCAGCATCTGGCCGATCCATATCGATGGCCTGAAGGCTGAAATCGCGACGGCGCGCAAGAACGTGCAGGATGTGAAGGACGCGCAGGCGACGGCCACCAAGCAGTGGCAGGACGCGGTGCAACACCAGGAAGCGGCCTCGCGCATGGCGGCGGCCGTGGGAGAAACCGAACATGGAAAAGAAGTGGCTGCAGCCCGCGCTGCTGGTGCTGCCTATGCTGATGCTCACCGCGTGTGCGCCGCGCCAGCTCGCCGTGATGCCGTCGACGCCGCCAGCGCCCCCGCGCCTGGCGATCCCGGAGTTCGCGAAAGCGTGCCCGACGGTTCCGTCGTGGTATCCGCCGGGGACGTGCAAGCCTGCTCCGACAGCGCGGCCTACGCCGTAGCGCTACACAACTGGCTTGTCGACCAGCCCAACCAACAGTGAGGTGCACATGAGCGATGAAGCGAACGACGCTGGCGAGGCCCTGGGCCCGGCGCTGGCGGTGCTGACCAACCACGATGAAGCAGCGTTGGCCGAGGCGGCCGAGCTGGGCATCGTGCTGCCGCCGGTGGAGTATGATCTGCCCGAGCCGGAAATGCCCTCCGAGGCCCCGCCCAGCGATACGCCGCCTTCGAGCGGTGAAGGTCAGGGCGAAGGCGCTGGCGCGCCTGACACGGCCGCGCAGGGCGACGGCGCACCAAGTCCCGAGGGGGGGCAGCCGCCCAGCCAACAGGATGGTTCTGTTTCCGGTGAGGGTGGCGCCTGACTGGATCGATTTGAACAGGAGAAAGTCTATGCCGAAATCCAATACCCGGATGCGCGCCAAACTGCAGGTTGGTGCGGTTTTGCCGCTGTTCGATCACGAAAAGAACAAGGTGGGCGAAATGCTCCACATGCACGGCGTGGCTCGCGCGCAGGGCTACGCCGACACGGATGGGGCCGACGAGGACAACACGTTTGCCCGATACTCGCCCAGTGCGGCGCTGCAGATCCACATCGCCAACCCGGCGCTGTTCGACACGTTCGAGCCCGGCCAGAAGTTCTACGTGGATTTCTCGCCAGCGGCCTAA